ATCTTAATTCTGCTTATGTTATTTTTGCTAATCGTGGAAATAGACAGATAAGTCTTAATATTGATACAGGAACTGCAGTTGCAGGAACTAAAGTTGTTCCTTCTACAACTTCAGATTTTGACACTAAACTTTGGCAGGCAGTTGTTTAATGGCTTATATTGATTTAGATTTGGCTTCAGGACAAACACTTGTGGTTGGTAACACAACTACAGGAACAGGTCAGATTGCCATTAGAAATACTTCTGATGGTCAAGTTATTGCATCTTTAGATCAATTCTTAAACTTTGGTGGTGCTACTACCAAAACTGCCAATGCTTCAACTTTAACGATTGATATTTATGGTCGAGTTGTTGGTTTTGAAGTGCCTGATGATTTTTATTACTCATCTCAAAATTTTACTGCCACATCAGGTCAAACTTTATTTACGCCAACTGCAAGAAATCCTGCCTATATTACAGGGCAAGATTTAATTTTTAAAAATGGTGTTTTATTATTAACAAGCGATTACACAGAAACATCAACCACATTTACTTTAAATGTAGGTGCTAGAGCAGGGGATAATATTACTTGTATTTCAATGAGATGCAAAACAAATGCTAAAGCTTATATTCCTGCAAATATTATTGTGCAAAGTGTATCAGGGGCAGTTGTTACTTATGATGTAGTAAGCAATCCTTATCAATACATTATTGCAGGAACTCAAATAAGTTTTACAAATGTAGGCACTCCAACAACTTATACAGTATCATCTGTTAATTATACAACTCGTCAAATTACATTTACTTCATCTGTTACAGGCGTTACTATAGGGCAACAAATTTATTATGCTAGACCAAATAATTATAGTTATCCTGCTTTTAGTCGTTATGAATTTGATCTTACAAATGCTTCAACTTATACACCTACAACTTGGGATGTAGATAGTGGATTTGAACTATTATTTTTAAATGGCATAGTTATGCCTGATCCTGATTACAACATTATTTCAGGGGCAATTACTGCTTTTCCTGATAATGCCACAGGAAAAATGGTTAATATTCAATTTAATGCAAATAATTTATCAACTGCAGTTGGAACACCTGTTAATTCAGTTACAAATACCACAACAGGCGTTAGCGATTATGCATTCTCATTTGATCCAAATGCATTTAATTTATATGATAATGGGGTTTATTTAATTGCAGGAACAGATTATACTGTTGGAACTGATCACTATACATTTAGTGTTACTCCAACCAATAACACAACGATTTTATTACAACAAACATTTACTAGGACAAATGCAGTTTAAGGGGACAAAATGAGTAACGCTTTTAATCTTTCACAATTAGCCAATTATGTAAATACAACAGGTCAGTTAGATTTAACTGCAGGCGTTGCAAATGCATTGCCTTTTGCTAATGGTGGCACAGGACAAATCACTCAACAATTAGGCTTAAATGCCCTAGCAGGTGCAGTTACATCAGGATATGTATTAAAAGGTGATGGCACAAATGTAACTATGTCTGCCTTATCTGCAACTGATATTGCATCAGGAACGCTTCCTATTGCTCGTGGTGGAACAAATCAATCAGGCACACCTACTGCAGGTGCTATTTCCTATGGAACAGGAACTGCTTTTGCATTTACTGCAGTTGGAACAAGTGGTCAATATTTACAATCAGCAGGTGCAGGAACGCCTGTTTGGGCAACAATTAATCAAATGGTTTATCCAAGTGCAGGCATTCCTAATTCAACAGGAACTGCTTGGGGAACATCTTATTCTGTGTCAGGCACAGGCAATGTAGCATTAACTGATTCACCTACATTTACAACCAAAATTACATCACCTATTCACGATGGTGGCACAACTTCATCAAGTCAATTAGTTTTAAGATCAACAAGTTCAGCAACAGGTGCATCTGACAGTATTGTGCTTAAGGTAGGTGGAACAACTTCACCTATATCAGCAATTAATATTAATTCAGCAGGAACAGTTTCTTTATCATCAGCACTTCCAATTACATCAGGTGGCACAGGGGCTACGACTTCTTCAGGTGCTAGAACTGCTTTAGGTGCGGCATCGTCAGGTGCTAATAGTGATATAACTTCCCTTTCAGGTCTTACAACTGCATTAAGTGTTGCTCAAGGTGGCACAGGCGTTACGACAAGCACAGGTTCAGGTAATAATGTTTTATCAAATTCACCAACTTTAGTTACACCTGTTTTAGGCACTCCAACTTCAGGAACTTTAACTAATTGCACAGGCTATACTTATGCAAATCTTACAGGCACAGTTCCAACTTGGAATCAAAATACCACAGGAACTGCATCTAATGTTACAGGTATTGTAGCAGTTGCAAATGGTGGAACAGGCGTTGCTACATTAACAGGTCTTGTTAAAGGAAATGGCACTTCAGCATTTACTTCTGCAGTATCAGGCACAGATTATGCACCTGCTACATCAGGCTCTTCTATTCTTTATGGCAATGGTTCAGGTGGTTTTAGCAATGTTACTATTGGCTCTAATTTATCATTTACAGGTGGCACTTTAAGTGCTTCATCAAGTGGCACAGTTTCTACTGTATCAGTAAATTCTTTAAATGGATTTACAGGCACAGTATCAAATCCAACAACAACACCTGCAATTACTATTGCAACTTCTGTTGGCACATCAGGCACACCTGCAATTCTTAAAGGCAATGGAACTGCAATAAGTGCCGCAACTGCAGGAACTGATTATTCAGCAGGCACATCAGCTAATGCAACAGGTCTTGTTTATAACACAACAACCACAGGTGCTTTAACAACTGCAACTTCTGCTCAAATAGTTTCAGCAATTGGTTCAACTGCAGTTACAAATGCAACCAATGCTACTAATGCTACAAATGCAACTAACTTAACAGGCACAACTGTTAATTCACTTCCATATCAATCAGCAAGTGGCGTTACTTCATACACACCTGCACCAACCACATCATCAACTTATTTAGGTTGGAATGGAACATCATTTATTTGGTCTGCAGTAGCAGGTGGTGTAAGTATTGCAACTCCATCAACAAATGCTTCTTACTATCCTACATTCAGTAGCACAACTTCAGGCACATTCTCAACTGCCAATGTAAATTCTAGTTTTACATATAACCCAAATACAAATGTATTATCAGCACCACAAGTTAATGCAAGTAATGGTATCCATGTAAATAGCAAAACTATTGCAACTTCATATACAATACCAAGTGGCTCATCAGCAATGAGTGCCGGACCAATAACAGTTAATACAGGTATTAATGTAACTCTTTCATCAGGTTCAAGATGGGTAATTTTATAAGGATAAAATATGGCAACGACAATTAATGCTTCAACAACCAATGGTTTAGTGCAGACTGCTGATACAAGTGGTCAATTACAATTACAAACTGCAAATGCAACTGCTTTAACTATTGATGCTTCACAAAACCCAACATGGACTAATGGTTCAGGTGCAGTTACATTGTTAGGAACAATTACACCTACAGTAGTAAATTCACTTTCACTAGGTAGTTTAACTTTAACAAGTTATAAAACATTATTTATTTCATTTAATAATATAGGTAATGGATCAAGTAGTATAGGAACAGTTTATATATCAAGCACAAATGTTCAATCAGGCGGTGGTTTATTTTCATCAGTAGCAAAACCTCAATATTATGGAAATGTTTGGTTAGATTTATCTACAGGAATTGCAGGTGGAGCAGTTATATCTGCATCATCTCCTACAAATACTAATACAACAGGTGGTGGATTAACTGATGTTACAACAGCATCAACTACAATATATTTTAGAGCATCTTCAACTGCTACTTTTGATGCAGTAGGCTCAATTAAAATTTACGGAGTAAAATAATATGGCATCAGTAGTCTTAACAGGCGATACATCAGGTTCAATAACACTATCTGCACCATCAGTAGCAGGTTCAAATACAATCACTTTGCCTGCATCAACAGGAACTGTTGCACTTAATCCAAGTGGCGTAGCAGGAATGACATTGTTAGGAACTATTACACCAACTGCAGTAAATTCTGTTTCATTATCAGGACTAACATTAACAAACTATAAGGCTTTGTTTATTGCATGGGTTTCAATGGGAACATCATCCGCAACAAAATTTGCAGTATTTATATCATCAACCAATGTTCAATCAGGTGGTGGTATAGGTTTAGCAAATACATCTGCTCAAAATGGAAATGCTTGGCTAGATTTAACTGCGGGAACTATTGGTGGTGGAACTTATGGTTCTTCAATAGCTTCAAGCCCAACAGGAAATGTGGTTGGTGGAGTAACCAATGTAACAACATCATCAACAACTATATATTTTAGGCAAGATTCAACAAGTAATTTTACTGCAACAGGCAATATTTATATTTACGGAGTAGCATAATATGTCATTAATATTAGACGGAACAAATGGTGAAAATTTTCCAACTTGGACTACATCCACTAGACCTGCATCACCTACAACTTCTCAAACAGGTTACAACACAACCACAGGAAATATTGAAACATATAATGGTTCATCTTGGATTGTAGGAAGTATTCCTGCGGCAGGAACAAATGGCAATGTATTAACTGACAATGGCACAACTTGGGTATCTCAAGCACCAACATTAGGTGCAATGACATTGTTAGGCACAATTACACCAACCGCATCAAATTCAATTTCATTAAGTGGTTTAACTTTAACAAGTTATAAACAACTTCAAATTATCATTAAAAATATTGCCGGACCTGTGGGTTCAACTTCATCAATATATTTGAGTAGCGATAATACAAACAATGCTAAAATAATTACCACTACATCAACAGGAAATTATTATTCTATTTTTACAGTAGATTTAAATTCAGCAATGTTTAATCCAATTATTTTTAATAGTTCAGGTGCTTTACTTACAACTAATATACCAACTTCACACAATATAACAACTTCTAGCACTTCTATTTATTTTAAATGTCAATCAACTGACCTTTTTACTGCACAAGGTTCTATTATAATTTACGGAGTTAAATAATGACAGATAAAGAAAAAATTGACGCAGGTTTATGTGTAGCACAAACAGATTCACTTACAGGAATTGTTACTGTGATTCCTTATAGTGATGAAGAAGTTGCAAGGCTACAAGCTGAAGAAAAATAAATTATCTAAATTCATTTCAATGGAAAATGAAAATATAGATGATATACTCATTTTTTTACAGAATAAGACAATCAAAAGTGTGGATATTGAGTTATACGATGGCAACCATCGTTTGGTATTTATACTTTCTTGTGGCACTCGTGCTTATATATCTGCTAATGGCAGTATGTATATTGCTCTTGAAAGGCATCTTATTAATTAGTAGAAAGAAATAGTTATGGATTATCAAGCTTTATTAAACATCATTTTAGGTGTTGCCCTGTCAGTTGGTGGATGGTTTGTTCGTCAAATGTGGGATGCAGTTCAGAATCTAAAATCTGACATACAAAGAATAGAAGTTGATCTTCCATCACATTATGTTCGTAAAGATGAACTTGCGGCTAGATTTGATAAATTGGAATCAGCATTAGATAAAATCTTTGAAAAGCTAGATAACAAATTAGATAAATAAATGCCCTTAAAAGATAAGAGCAAAACAAAAGAATATTTAAGGGCTTGGAAAGATAAAAACCGAGAGAAAAATCTTTTTCAGCTAGCCCATCATCGTGCCAAAACCAAAGGCATTGAGTTCAATATAGAAATTTCCGATATAGTCATTCCTGATGTATGCCCTATTTTAGGCATTCCTATTAAAAAAATTATAGATGGCAATAGGGATGCAAGCCCTAGCCTTGATCGTATAGACAACAATAAAGGTTACATTAAGGACAACATTCAAGTAATATCATTTAAAGCTAATGCAATGAAGCTGACTGCTAATAAAGACGAATTAATTAATTTTGCTAATTGGGTGAGGGAAAACTATGAGTAAATATTCAGAAGCAGGAAAAGGATCGACAACCAAGCTTAAAAATAAAAAGGCTTTTGACGATAATTGGGACAAAGTGTTTGGTAAAAAAGAAGAATATTTTGATTCTGATGAAACTACATCTTGGGATGAAGATCGTATATATATTATTGGTGTCAATGGTAATACAGGCGATCACTATATTAAATGATTGTTTATCATTTTAAAAAATTAAATGGTCATCTTATGTTTAATAATCCTATTAAATTAAGAAGAAGTAATAAAAATATTAGATATTTTTGGTTAATAGGAATAAAACAAAAAAGAAATTTAAAGTATTGGTTTAAATAAAATAAGCATTTTAAAACTAAATTAAAAATGTAAATTATACTTTACATCCGTTTTCACTCAAGTTATTGATTTATATACAAAAGAATGAAAACAATATTTAATTAAATCAAAAAAAGTGATATATAAAAAAGGGGCATAAAGCCCCTTTAGTTTTACTGCAATATAACTTATTTGTTCATTACATACATAGTTACTTCAAATCCAAATCTTAATTCAGTAGCTGATGGAGTAGTCCACATAATATTTCCCCTTAATTAATAAATACTGCACAATCATTATGGGCTACATTGTGGCTCACGCCATCAGTAAAATCATTAATTAAAACTATCAAAAATTGCTGATACTAAAACAATTATTAAAATTATAACAATTGAAATATAAGCAGGCAATAATACAAGCCACCAAGACCAATCTATAATTTTAGCTAGTTTTAATCCAATAAATAATAAAGTTAAACTCCACATAAATTATTTTTTAAAATGGCATGTCGCCTTCAGGTGCAGATGCACTTGAATTAGCACCATCTTTTGGTTGTGGCTCACGCATCGTAACCCAACCATCAAAATTGACAGGGATTGATTCGATTAATAGTGAAGTGCCACCTTGTTTATTGGACATAGCAACGCCAACTTTAGTCCATCTAGCCTTTGTTTCGCCATTAGCATTCTTGTATTCGCCTGTTTTAGCGATTAAATCATGAGTTATTGCCATTTGATATTTCCTTTAAGTTAATTACTACAGTTTCAATTTCCTGCAAGAACAAGGTCACCTTTTCTTCCATTTGTTTAATATATTCATCATCACGATAAATACGCTTTACGAATCCTTGCAAATGATCAGGCATTTCAGGATCAAATGATACAAGGTCGCAAAATTCTTTTTCAGGCATGCAAGCTAATTGCCACATGACTTGATCATAATATTGTTCTAATTGCTTGCCATCAGTCAAAATGTTATCAAGATGATTTTCAGGATTAGGAACTTTGATTTCAATTAATGAATTGGTTGATTCAACAATGCCATCAGGTGAACATTGACCACCTTCAATAGTAGGGTGTAAAACGATTGCTACTTGATCCACAAAGGTATTATATTTAACTTCATACCATGCCCTAGCCATAGGTTCTAAATCGATTCCTCGTTGCATTGCAGGCGTTTTATAGGTATCTAATTTTTTACCTGTCAATCTTTCCCTAATAAGTTCGTTTTTATACTTTCTACGAGTTAAGGATTCAGCACCACCACGACCTTCAGTAAGCAAATCTGCGATTCTGCTACCACCTATTTTACCTATGCGCAGGGACATCCATTCAGGTGATCCCTGAACGATGCCTTTTATTATTCTATCTTCTAATGTTTTCATAACAGTTCCTATTCGATTGGTTTATCAAGTTTTTTGGTTAATGGTGCTAATAAATACTTTTCACCTAGAAATCGTTTTAAAGCTTCAACTCTAGTTTTTCTTGCTTCTGATTGCATAAGTTCTTCTGCAGTTATTGGTATTGGATAACCATAAAGATTACGAATAACAGGTTCAGACATTTAATTCACCCTTTCTTTTATCTTTAGCATCAATCACCATTTTGGATAGTGTTCGATCATTTTTAACTTCACCCATAACAAAATTGTAATTGGCTTGCAGTTCTTCTAAAGTTTGAGAGTGATTAATTTTATTGAGATAATCAACTGCATTTAAAGACGCTGATTGACCATCGTCATCGTCTGCATATAACGCACATAGGCTAGAAATGGAATATCTGCGAATGTAACTAATAGCTGATCCCATGCCCTGCGGGTCTTGCTTTTGTAAAGGACAGACGGCAGTATCTTCAATCCATTCACCTGAACTATGGATTAAACGAGTGGTTAGATGAAGCTTATTGTCGTCTGAAGGTGTGAGTGATTGAAGGATCGCTATACCATTGTCATTTAATGGCTTTTTAACTGCGTCAATCACAGAATTAATGTTAGCGTATTTAGATTTAAAATGTGGATTAGTAGAATCCTTAACTGCAAATCTAATTTCTTTTTGAGCAGATACTAAAGCTTCTGCAATTTGCTTGATGCTATCTGATGTTTTCATGTCTTGTCGTTTCCTTAAAAGTTAAACTACATTTGAGATTGTATCATCATAGATACGCCTTGCCCAACGATTTGTTTCATAGTTGGAATGAACAAAATAAGCCATATCTGAAATAACTTTATTAATTTCCTGACGAATACGACCAAGCTTGTCATCGCTTGGATCATTCATAATGACATGAATTTTGTCTAACAAAATAGTGTCGCCTGCAAAGTCAGCATAAAGTTCGCCAAAGTTTTTGCATTGAAAGGTTAAATAATACTCGACCAACTCTGCAATGTTTTTGATCTGATCTTCTGCATCATCGTAAAAGTCAGGATCAGGATTCTTTAAAGCTTGGATGTGAATCTTGTTTTCAACTAATTGATCTGTCATGTCAGTTCCTTTAAGTTGTTGATTTTGTAGTATGGTAGTCTTATCTTGTTGATTTGGCAACATTTAATTAACCCAACCACTTCATAGCGATTGGGGTTAATACATAAAGGCAGATTGCAAACCATGCCCAAAATGCAGTTGCGAAGATAGCACCTAGAATTAAATCTTTTTTCATTATGCGATTTCCTTTATATTGTTATATTCTTGAAGTCTATGAACATTCATAAGGTCTTCATGGTCTGCGTTCCACAATGACTTATAAAAATCATTGTAGAGGTTTAAATGCTTTTCTAATAACAAAGTGTCAGGTTTAACGCCATTAGCGTATTTGTGATAGTTGCGTTCATATTCAGGCAACCAAATAGCAACATAGATAACTGAATTTTTACGAATTTCTAAATAGTTTTCAGGTTCGTGAGAATAACCACCATTTCTAACATATTTTTTAGAAGTTATGCCACCTGAAATAACTTTATCCCAAACAATATAGCCTTTAAGCTTGCCCTTGCGTTCACCACGAGTAATTCTAGGAAGTTGGTTGATAAGATCATCACCAAAGATTTTGCGAGCATAGGATTCGCCAAAATCTGAAGATAAATAAGTTTTTTTGGTTTCGATTTGTGCGTAAGACATTATGCATACTCCCTTGCATTAACAACTTCAATTGTGGTTAATTTTGAAGGGCAGTCTGCATCAGTAGCAAGGTCTTTTAAAACGATTTGATTGTGCTTTTGATGATATGTGGTGCATTCCCACATTTGTTTCCAAGTGAGTAGCTTTGTAGGCTCGCCATTGATTAAAACGATGTATTCTTTTTTGCCTTGATTTTTGAGTTTCATTTTAGTTTCCTTAAAAAGTTTCGTTAAAAAATTGTGTTGCTAGGAATAACTATACCTAATTCAATATTATTTACAACTATTTTTAACATTTTTTTAATATTTTTTGTCGAAGTTGGCACGATTCTTGCTTTTTTAAATAAAGTCAGAATCTAGGTATTTATTCTGATTTATTGCATTTTTAAAGCTTTTTGCATCAGATTCAGATTCAAATTTAAAGACAAAGCCTTTATCTGTATGACTATCAAAAGCCCCATTATGGGCTTTAAACGCATTTTCTATGTGTGCCATTGCTTGAATATGAAGATCGCCATCGCTTTCTTCTGTGTAGGTTCTTACATGCATTTCAATCATTTTAATTTCCTTATAGTTTCTTTTAAAAAAGGGGGCATTTAAGCCCCCAAGCCTTTATTTTACTTTAATTAGAGTTCGTAGGTGAAAACATTGAATGTTGTAGCCACCTGCCATAATTGTTTTGATATTGATTGATTTGTTACCTGTTGAAGTATTTAAAGTAAATAAACCATGAAAACCATCGTTTGAATAAACAATGTTGCCTGAATCAACTGATGTATTGTCATCACCTGATTTAATGATTTTGTTAGCAATTCTTTGATTTCTTGCTTTGATAGTTTGATCGCAATGTTTTACAAACTCATCTGCATACATTTTGAAATAAGTTTTGCCACCAACGATTGACCACATTTTTCTGTAATAAGCCCAAAGATTTTCTTTGTGTTCTGCTTTACCTTCTTCAGATTCTTGATAATCTCGTAGTGCTTTTTGGCGTTCTTTAAACCAAACGATTTGACCTTCTTTCCATTTAGCATCGAATGGTGCTAGAGCAGTTTGAATTTCAGTTGCTAGTGCGTTTAATGTTTTCATTTTAGTTTCCTTGTAGTTTCGTTAATTTCGTGTTGCTAGGTGTTATTATGCCTATGTAAATATAAAAAACAACTATTTTTAACATTTAATAGCAAATATTTTATGGAACAAAAAGAACACTTGGCACAGTCTTTGCTTATCCAATGGTTTAGGATGCAATATCCTTTACTTGCAAAATGCCTGTTTGCCATACCAAATGGGGGTGCTAGGCACATTGGAACTGCTATAAAACTCAAACAAGAGGGAGTTGTGGCAGGCGTTTCTGATCTATTTTTAATGATTCCATCAGGTGGAAAACATGGTCTTTTTCTTGAAATGAAGAAAAAAGATGGAAAATTACAACAAAATCAAAAAGATTTCCTTTTGTTAGCTGAATCAATGGGTTATGGTGCTGAAGTGGCTTTTGGCTTTGAAGATGGGGTGGATAAAGTTAAAAAATACTTGCAAGATAAATAACTTTCGTTTTATAGTGCTTGAACATCACAAGACAACAAGCAAGGAAATTTATGCACTATTATCAACACAATATCGCAGACTACAGGAAAGATACAACGCATCTCACATTATTAGAGCATGGTTGCTATCATCAATTATTAGATCAATACTACTTAAATGAAACGCCATTGCCTTTGGAAGATGGCAAACTATTTAGGTTACTTTCAGCGAGGACAAAAGATGAGCAGGAAGCTATTAAAAATGTCATTAACGATTTCTTTACTAAAACTGAAGATGGTTTTATTCATAAAAGGTGTGATGTTGAGATTGAGTTTTATAGGGATCGAATAGATCAAGCGTCAAAGTCTGCAAAAAAGCGATGGGATAAGGCATCTATGCCAATGCAATGCGAAGGCAATGCCAATCCAATGCTAACCAATAACTTAATAACCAATAACTTAATAACCAATAAAGATATATTGTCTGATTTCGATACTTTTTGGACTGCATATCCACGCAAGGAAGGTAAGCAATCAGCAAAAAAGATTTGGAATACTACAAAACCAAATATAGAAGTTGTTCTTCAAGCTTTGTCTTGGCAGAAAGAATCCAAGCAATGGTTTGAAAATGGTGGGCGTTTCATCCCTATGGCAAGCACTTATTTACGCCAATCGCGCTACTTGGATGAAAAGCCTGTTTCAGTAACATTCTAGGAAGAAAGATGATCATCAATGAAATTATATGTCTATCAGCTATTATGTGGGGTGAAGCAAGAGGTGAAGGTGGTGTTGGCATGGTTGCAACTGCATATACTGCAATTCACAGGAAAGCTGATCCAAGTTATCCAAAAAATATTTGTCAGATAATGAATCAACCCTATCAATATGAATTTATTCAAAAGAAAGGCATGCCAAGCAAAGAACAAATTGCTTATCTTATGCCAATCGCTGAAGCAATATTGAATGGGAAGATTGACGATCCAATACAAGGCAAGAAACATTTTTATAGGTTCGATATTCCAACTCCAAAATGGGCTATCGGTAAGAAAAAACAAAGAATAGGCAACCATATTTTTGTTGCTTAAATAAGACAAGGAAAAGAAATGACAACAGAAAACAAAATGAATAATCTCGAAATGTGGGTTCGTCAGTTAAATGGCGAACTCAACATCGAGAGTTTGGTAAATACAAAGCCAAAGTTACCTGAAGTTGTAAAGCCTTATTGTGTATTTTTAAGAGGGCTAGGAACAGTAGGTCTTGTTTCAGCAACTAATAGCAGAAGGGCTAGACCATGCAATGTTGAATTTACATTTGATGGTGATACAAATAAACTTATAGGTGTTAGATTAATTAATCAAAATGAAGAGTAAAGAGCCAAATACTAAAGAATGGATTTTAAAAGTCCATAGACAAACTCAAATTGATCTTGAATATCGTAAGCAATTAGCCCAAGATGTTAGTCAATTGGTTGAAGCTTTAGATTGGATGGTAGAAGGATTAACTCAAAACGATCCTAGATTTAATTCAATACCTTGTGTAAGAAATGCAAAAGTAATTTTAGAAAAACTTAAAGGATAATTATGGAAACTGTAAAAGGTTGGGTAATAGAAGAATTTGATAAACAGGGAAATTTGGTTTGGAAAATGTTTTCATTTTTTGAGCCTGATTCAATTCAATGGATGAAAGACATCAAGGGTAAATCTCATAATCTTGTTATTTCAAAACTTGGTGTAATAGAATCTAAAACAATTAATGATATTGAGAAAAAATATGACTCTAGCAAATTTGTGGTTGGTCTTTAAAATTGTTGGTTTTCTTTTGTGGATGGCTATATTCTTGGTTGTTTCACTCGTCTTATATTTCCTTTGGGAAGAATTTAATGGTTAAGCTTTTAAATTTTGCAATTAAATTATTAATAATTGGTGGCATTATTGGATTACTTCTTGGACTATCTTTAGTGATAGAATTGGTATTTATTCGATGAGTTGCTTTATGGAAGTTTTATTTCGTTATCTTGTATTTGATGATCTTGGTGAGCAACATAGACGCTTCAGAACTAAACATGAAGCTGAATGCTATGTAGCTAACAAACCAAATCATCGTATTGAAAGATTGCCTGCACCACCAAAAGAAAACATTTTTGAACTTTATGAGGAAGCCCCATTTTGAATACATTAGACAAGATAAGACAATTAATCGCTGAACGATACGACCTTAACATTTCAGACATCACGCCTGAAACCACATTTGAACAACTCAATATAGATTCACTTGGTATGTTTGATTTAATCTTTGATGCTGAAGAATATTTTGGCGTATCAATTGATGAAGAAGATTTTGTCATAAACAATATTCAGGATGTGGCAAATCTATTAGACAAATTAATAAAGGAAAAAAAATGATTAAATTAACAAACGCAGTAAAAGAACATGCAGGAAAAGTTCTTATTATTAACCCAACTCATATTCTTTCAATCTTTGAAGCAACAATTGAATCTGATGGGGCAGTTGAAACTGTAACCAATATTTATTGCATTACTCAACAAGCATGGCAAGTAAAGGAAACTGTAAAAGAAGTATTGGCATTAATTAAATAAGGAAACTATAAGACATGACACAAGATGATAAAAGTGGCTTTAAGTCTATGATGGATACAGTTACATCTTTATATCAAAAACCTAATCTTGACATTGATACATTAAGAGTTTGGTTTGCCAAGCTTGAAAAGTTTGAATTTAGCGTTGTTACAAAAGCATTTGATAAGTGGGTTGATAGTAATAAGTTTATGCCTACTGTATTTGATATTTTGCAACTTTGCCGAGAAAAGCCTGTTGAATTTGCCCAACTCCAAGCACCTAAACTAAACAATCAACAAAACAAGGCACAGGCAGATAAACTATTGGCTTTAATTCAGGAAAAGATGCCACAGGAAGAAAAGAAGTTAAATGATATGAGGTCTTGGGCAAGACGCATTATGGCTAACCCTAAAAAATATCCTGCTATATCATTAAAAACTGCTAAAGAAGCTTTAAACGCAAAATGAAAATAAGGCTAACCCAAATAGATGGTAAATTGCCGAATTTGGCATTAATGAAATTATCTCATTATCATAAATCTGTAGGTGATGAAATATATTTTACAGAACGCATACACAAGGATTTATTTGAACCTGAATATGATTTGGTTTTAGGATCATCAATATTTAAGTTTTCAGACAAAGCTAGACAAACATTTAAAAGAAATTTTCCTTTATGTTTTATTGGTGGAACAGGAACTGATTTAACGACAACTGCCGAAGATTTAATTGGAGTTGATGAATATGAACATTACGATTATTCAATTTATCCTAATTTTAAATATAGCATTGGATTTACTCAAAGAGGTTGCAGGCTTAAATGTAAATTTTGTGTAGTTCCTACTAAAGAAGGTAAAAATAAAAATCTTAATTCTATTTATGATATTTGGCGTGAAGGAACTGAAAGAAAAGTTCATTTATTAGATAATGATTTTTTTGGGCAACCCGGATGGCAAGATGTTGCACAAGAGATAATTGATGGTGATTTTAAAATATGTCTTAATCAAGGTATTAATGTTAGATTAATTGATGAAGAATCATGCGAATATTTAAGTCGTATGCAATATTATGATGATTCATTTACCAAAAGAGTTTTATATACAGCTTGGGATAATTTTAAAGATGGCAATATATTCTTTCGTGGTGTTGATATGTTAGAAAAGGCAGGCATTAGCCCAAAACGATTAATGGTTTATATGTTAGTTGGTTATGATAAAACTGAAACATGGGATCGTATATTTGATAGATTTAATCGTATGGTTGCTAGGGGTATCATGCCTTATCCAATGGTTTATGATAAAGATAATAAAGCTTTAAAAAAATTTCAGCGTTGGGTAATTAGAAGATATTATCAATTTGTGCCTTGGGAAGAATATCAAAAATCACAACCAACAACAGATAAATCAACTTATGATTTATTTCAAGGATTTCAATATGCAAAATAAATATCAGGTTGTCTTGCTTAAAGATGGCGAACATAAAAAATGGCTATTAGAAAAGCATTACGCTAAAAGACCTTGTAGCGTTTCTTTTGCTTTTGGATTGATTCAAGACAATAAGATCATAGGCGTATGCACCTTTGGATCGCCACCTAATTACAATTACAACGATGGCAAATGCATATTTAATACAATGAAAGTAAAGACATTGAAATTAAATCGTCTTGTAATTAATGTTTATGACGAAAAGAATCTTTTAAGTTACTTTGTAAGTC